ACGACCGATCAAACACTGTTACCAGCGGTGCGCCGTGCTTCATCAGCAACGGCTTTTTTTACAACGTTGTGGAAAATTCGACGGATCGTTTGTTCAGGTCAGCTTCGCCTATTGACGCGATCACAGCCGATGATTGGTCATACAACGATGCTTTTCAGACCGGCGCGGCATCCGCGAACGGTGCCGACACGGCGCTCGACATTGCTCGCGGTTGGATCGTCGGCGCGGACGCTGCGGGTTTGATCGTCGGCCTTGAACCGACAACCGGCGCCGATCTATCTGGGTCGGCAGACCGTCAGCCAAATGCACAAATCACCGGAACCTATAACACGGGTATGATTCCGTCGCAGGCGAAGCTAGTTGCGCTTGCCAACTCCAAGACCGTTGACCGTAGCGACAACGCAAACACGCTAACCGAGAACGGCACCGTCACAGAGGCAGCGGTAGAGACTGGCGCGGAGTTGATGGGGTACAGCGGGTTTAGTGCTGGCGTCAATTACCTGTCTATGGACCCCGGTACGAGCATGGACTTCGGAACCGGAGACTTTTCCGGGATGGTTTGGTTTAAGTGTTCCGCCGATGACGGCGGAATCTTTTTCCAGTACCGGGAAACGGGCGCGGCGGCAAACTCAGGGTCTTTTCAAATCCAATTCGGTGGTAGCGGTACTGTCTTTTTCCGAAATCGTGATGGAACCGGGTCTGCAGAGGCTTCATCAGCCGGTTCTTGGGATGATGGGGCATGGCATCTTGCCGTGGGCGTCCGCGATGGTGTTGATACGCATTTGTATATTGACGGTGTATTGGCAGCAACGAACACTGTTGGCTCAGCAAAAAATGTTACGCAAGCGGCGGCAGAGTTTTGGATCGGGCAAAACGCGGATGGCGGAGAGGACGCGGACGCAACGACACTCGCGCTATGCCGTGTCGCCGGGTCTGCGTTAAGCGCCGACCAAGTACGCAAAATCTATGAAGCCGAAAAGGGCATGTTCGCCGCTAACGCAAAGTGCCTCCTGCAAGGCGCGAGCGACGCTGTTCTCGACGCCCGGATCGACCCGCTGACCGGCAAGTACATCGTCACTCAGTCCGATACGCAAGACATCTTCGACGGTCTGACAATCGAAACTGAGCGCACCATCGCGGCTGGCGGCACCACATTTGAACACGGCCTGCTGTGGGGCGATGGTGTTGCCGAAATCAACGACGCGAACCTCTATGCGTCGATGCCCGCAACCGATCAGCGGCAAGTCAACGAGATGGTCCGGTCACTGGCAGCGGAACTTCCGGCTGGAGTTGATCTCGGCAAGGCGAAGGCTTGGGCTGTGTGCGATAGTTCAGCAACAATCTTGGCATCTTTGAATGTGGAGTCGGTTGCTGCCACTGCCACCGGAAGATACGACATAGATTTTAGTACACCGTTCAAGTCTACGAAATTTGTAGGAATCCCGACAGTCGGTGTGCCGAGCCAAGACAATGGGTCATTTGGTACGGCATTTGTAGGCGCATACAACAATGTAACGTCGGGGGTGCGGTATGGTGCGCGCGTCTATACCTACGACGCAACCCAAACGCTGGCGAATCGCTACTTCGCTGTGGCATTCTTTGGAGAACTAGAAAATGAATAATCGCATCGTAACCGCCGAGGGTGCGGTCATTCACTCCCTCAATTCATCGGCCACTATTGTCAAGCTGATGGAAGCTAAGGCAACGCCAGCCACGTATGACGATGACGGCGCTGTGCTGACGCCAAAGACTTACCCGGACGCAGCCACAGTCTACGAAGAAGTAGACATTGATGCTGTCGATCTACGCACACACAGGTGGCTCGCCGCTCGCTACGACAGCGAGGAATGGGCTGCTCTAAGAGCAGAGCGTGATCGGCTGCTGGCGGCAAGCGACTGGGTTGTCGTGAAAGCGCAGGAAGCTGGCGAGGCAGTGCCTGCCGCTTGGCAAGCGTACCGCACCGCGCTTCGGGACTTGCCTGCCAACACCACTGATCCCGCCAGCCCGGTCTGGCCGACGAAGCCTGCGTGATGTTTAAACTGGCCCACGCGCCAGACAGCGAAACATGATGGACGGCGCAATCGACATCCGCCTCATTGTTACCCTGGCGGGCATTCTTGTGAGCGTGGCTGGCGCATCTGCGGTCGGCAAGATGCAGATCAAGTCCATCCTGTATCAGCTTAAAGACGTTGAGTCTCGAATCCGCGACATCGACAGGCGGATTGACTTGCTCGATACAAAGTCTGAGAAGCATGACCAACGGCTTCACGTACTATCGTCAATGTCGTCCCCCGAAGTCTTGCGGCGCGACCACATGCAGCTTGCCTCCGCGCTGGCCGACATAGACTATCTGAAGAAAGAAACGGAACGGCTGCACAAGATTCACAACGGCGTGCATCCGCCCGTTTCAGACGTAAGGAAAGCCACATGATCCAAGCATTGATCGGCCCGGTTGCCGGGTTGCTCGATAAGTTCATCGAAGATAAGGACGCCAAAAACAAGCTGGCGCATGAGATCGCCACGATGGCAGAGAAGCAAGCGCATGAAGTTGCGCTGGCTCAGATCGAGGTAAACAAGGTCGAGGCTGGCTCAGACAGCTTCTTCAAATCTTCATGGCGGCCATTCATCGGCTGGGTATGCGGCGTTGCCTTTGCGTATCACTTCGTCATTCAGCCGTTGCTTCTTTTCTGTGTTGTGACTTGGGGCTGGACGATCCCGGCGCTGCCCGAATTTGATATGACCAGCCTGTTGACAGTGCTTGGCGGGCTTCTTGGGCTTGGGTCGCTTCGCACGTTTGAAAAATACAAAGGCGTCAACAAATGATCGTGGATCGCCTAGAGAACATCATCGCGTCTCTTCGCAGAGAAGAGGGCTTTCGGTCACACGCATACAAAGACCACCTTGGCTATGTAACCGTGGGCATTGGCCGGTGCATCGAAGAAGGCGTCGGCATCGGCCTGTCTCTTGAGGAAGCTGAGTATCTTCTAATGAACGATGTGCGGCGGTGCATTGACGAGCTTGGCAAAGCCCTGCCATGGGCATCCTCGCTGGACAATCAGCGCAAAGAGGTGCTGGTGGAACTTGCGTTCCAGATGGGCTTGCCAAACTTGTTGAAGTTTAAACGTATGCTGGCCGCAATGAAGGACGGTCAATTTGAAAAGGCATCGGAAGAGCTACTGGACAGCAAGTACGCGGGGCAAACGCCAGAGAGAGCGGCAAGATATGCCAAGCGCATCGTGGGGTGACGATAGGCATCAACGGGGCGCAATCAGTGAATCGACTCTGGCGCTTTACATGATGCAGAGACACTTCACGGTCTATGTGCCGGTGTTCCGCGCCTCATCGCCAATAGACTTAATCTGCGTTCATAACGGCACGCAGGATGTAGTCTATCTGGACAGCAAGTCAGACAGTCATAGAGTTACCAAGGGGCGAAAAACTCCATTGCGGATAAACAGAGTTAGAACGAAAACGCAGATAAAACTCGGCGTCTATATCGCTTACGTCACCCGGCGCGGGGATGTGGCGTTCTCGCCGAGACTGCCGAAGCACTTGAAGGAGTTGATGGATGCTGATTTTTGAGATCGACTTCAGCGATGGATCGTCAGAGGCGATCCCAATCGCAAGCGACAAAGATTGGTCCGTCGATAGCGAGAGCGGCTACTTGATAGTAGAGCGGGTAGACGGCGCTCGCATCATCGCACCCCTCGTAAACATTATCCTGGCAAAAGTGACCAAGGACCATGGCAAAAAATAAAATAATTGGCGTGGCCACGAGGCCAGAGCCGGTGAAGCATGTTACGTCAATCGGCTCTAGCTCGCTGACCCGCCCCAAGAACAAGGCGAAACGCCGCGCCTACAAAAAGTATCGCGGGCAGGGACGTTAGTCCAAAACCTTGAGCGTGAGGGTCTTGCTCCGCACAGTTCGAGCAGGCTTGGCCTCGACAATTTTTTGCGGCTGCGCTGCATACTTGCGCTCGCCCCAGATAACTTTATAAGCCGCATTGTTGGCAAGGCCATGCGCCTGTTCATGGCATCCCATGATCTCTTTGAGATTGCGCTCCGCCTCTTCAATCATATCCTCGGCATCACGCTTGCGCTGCTTACCCGTCACCAGCATGGCTAGATAGTCATTGCCGCCCTCCGTGACAGATAGGTCAATGGATGGCGCACCGTCGTCAACGCGGCTGTAGGCGGTGTCGGCGTCTGCGCTACTGATCGGCGGGTAGAAGTCACAGTCTGTGACACGCTGTTTAAACTCAACCGATGCGTCGATGATCCGTTGCTGAACCGCAGGATCGCTGGCGTAGACATACAGCCTTAATTCAATGCCACGGTATAGAGTGGCAACAACTCCCCATGCGTGGCCAGTGCATGCCATCTGCGCCTGTAGTTGCAGCGGCCCGCGATGCGGCGGCGGCTCCATCTCTGGCAGCGCAGAAGTGACCTTGCTCTCAATGATGCCCAATCCATTGATCGCAATCTTCGGTGCGTTGACGGCGTAGATGCCGCGCTCCGTGTCAGTCGAAACGAATCCAGACCCGCGCGCCTCGCCATCTAGGCTGCAAGCCAACGGGGCCGACTTATGAAAAAAGGCTTCGCCAAACTCGGTTTTAACATCGGTCAGGCCGAGGCGTTCGGCTGCGAGGCTGATGATGATCGGTTCGAGCCGGTCGCCCCATCCCGTTGCCTCGTTACCCTGCCAGTCGTCGGGCTTTCCTTCGGCTGCCGCAATGGCCGTTGT